GTAGCCGTTTCGGATGCGGAGTTCTACGATGTAGTCGGAGGTCATAACACCCCCAGCGCCATGCCCACGGCCGAAAGAACGCTTCCGACGAAGACGGCAATATAGTACCCCCGTCCCATTCTACTTTCCCAGTTCTCTTTTCGCCTCACGCGCTTCCATAGATTTCTCATCGAGCTCACCTTGGCTGTTGCACCGATGGCAGTCGTCGTACACCGCCCCCGTGCCGTTGTCAGATACGTCAATAGAAATGTAGCCATCACCGTGGCACTCGTCACAAATCATTTGTCTAACTCCCTGATTGTCCGGATGTTTACAATGACGCTGCCGTCTTCCAACATTACGTCATAGCGCGGCTTGGCTTCACTTGTGCGACCAACAATAGTGGCGGTCTGCTCGTCGCCATCTAAAGTTGCAATGACCTTCTGCCTAAGTTCGTACATCTGTTGCTCCCCAAGAGTTTGATACATGCTCCAAACACACAGCCCTCGCAAACCCGCGTGGGGTCGCACTGCGAATATTCTTGGTCCGAAGCGACTTGCCACCCGTCTTGCCAGCCACAGGTGAGAAGTTTCCGTTCTTCGTCGGATCAGCGCGGTCATAGACAAGTGTCAAATGATCGACACGACGCTTCGTGGGCATACGAAAACCGCCACCGGTCCAAAGACAAGTCTTCTTCCGGTAACCGTCACGCGGGGGAATCACATCAGGCCAACGCGGATGCACGTCGTCCTCCGGCAAGTAACCTCCAAAATCACACGGGTCGAACTTGTGATCCGGCTTGCGCCATAACCGTGACAACGCACCAATCGGATTCTCCACGTAGTATGGGCAACCCAAAGCATCACCAACCAAAGCACACTGACGAGCATGACCCGCAGCCTCAATCTGAAAATCAGGATCAGCCTCGGCCTTGCCCTTCCACCAACGTGCGCCAGAAGACGCAAGGTCAGTGCATGGCGGGAACGCAGACATGAAACATGCATTGGTGCCGTGTCGGGCAATGATCTCTAACAAGGTCTGGATATCGTGCAGGTCAGCATGAACGTAAGTGGTCGATCCGTCCGTCCGAATACCCTCGTGCTGGATGTCGTAAGCGAAGCACTGATAACCAGCCTCGGCCCACGGACGCAAAGCCTCGCCCGTGTAGTCGTATAATGAAATGACGTGGTTTCTCATATCACCACCTCGTCAATTAGATTGTAGTATCCGGCGATGATTTCGCTCTGAAGTTCGTCCTCGCTGATTTCCGCAGAGGAATCCCAACCGTCTACAAGGCATATCAGGGTGTAGTAATACGAGGTGACAGCGCGATCATCCATCTGGCGAGTTTCAGTGCGAGACAGAACCCGCTCCTTAATGCGTATGTGAGCATAGCCAAGATTCGTGTGGTCCATAATGTGGGTCATCTCATCTGAGTTCTGACCCAAATCATCAGCGTTATATATATCGCGGCGCTGGTAGGTTGATCCAATGAACATTGTCTTTCTTCCTTTCTAGGTTTGTGACTCGGTACTGAGTTAAAGTAGCATGTTTCATGGACCACGGTCAAATGTTCGCCGTTACGTATATACAGGCAAATTCAAAAAACAGTTTTGAAAATAGAATTATGGGTGCAAAAAAGTGTAAAAGTGTAACGGGAGCTGAAAACAGGTGGTAACACGTTGAAATATATCAGTACTACTCGTTACACTCTCGTTACACCCCGTTACACTTCAAGGCTTCCCGTTACACTTTTCTAGCCGAACGGAGGTTTGACGATTGTTGGAAACAGGGTTAGTTTTGAGAATGCTCGTATATAGGAATAGCTAGATGAAACGTAGAATTGAAACAAAAGCCGAAGAAATTGAAGAGGCTCACGGTCGTAAACTGACCAACCGACAGAAGGAATTTGCTAGGCACTTCGTAGACGCAACACACTCAAACGCCGAATGCGCCAGGTTGGCCGGGTACTCGGACAAGAATGGTATCGCCAAAGTGCAGGCACACAAACTGCTCAATCCAAAGTACTTCCCGCACGTCGCTGAGTACGTAGTTGAAATGCGCGAGGAGCGAGAGCGGAAGTATGGCGTCACGCTTATGGGGCAGCTGAAACGTTTACGCGACCTATCGATGGGGGCCGAAGATGCTGGCCAATTCTCTGCGGCAATAAACGCGGAGAAGACCCGGTCGGCACTGGGAGGCCTTACAACAGATCGTCGAGAGACAAGCCATTTCCATGCAATTGAAAGTATGAACCGGGAAGAGATTGAGAACCGACTTTCAGAGCTTCGGAGCTCACACCCAACGGCTTTTATAGACGCTCAATATGAGGTGATGGATGACGCAGAAACCGGAGACACTAATGTGGAACCGACTACGGGGGCGGATGCCAAAGAGTTGGAACACCACGAGGATTGAAAACCGCTATGGCGGCGGGATTCCAGACGTTCATGTGTGCGCGGAGTCTCTACCCTTCTGGATTGAACTGAAAGTTACAAAAACAAACCGCGTAAATGTGTCCGCCCACCAAGTTGCGTGGAATTTCGCCTATTCTCAATCGGGGGGCGTAAGTTTCTTCCTTGTTGAGGCCCTCTCGTCCTCGAACCTATATTTGTTTGACGGGGTCCATGGTCGGGGGTTAGCGGAACACGGTTTGAAGTCGGGTCGGTCGGGTTCGGGGTCGGTCGGGTCGGGGACCATGGTTCCCTGCCTTTGGTCGGGGTCGGTCGGGTCGGGTCTCCTGGACAACATGCTCGATATCGTTCGGGGTCGGGTCGGGGTCGGGTCGGAGGCGAACACCCCCTTGGTTCCTCCGGTCGGGTCGGAGGCGAACACCCCCTTGGTTCCTCCGGTCGCGTGGCCTGGTCACTGGTCTGGGATCTAAGGCACGGGCTCGAGGTGAAAGTAAACCCCGGCCGGATTGCTCCGACCGGGGTTCTGCTACCGGGTGCACCCGGTAGCGTGCGGCGCCATTAATGTGTCAACAACCGGCGCCGTAACTGGTTTCGCGGATAACAAAGCCGCTTGTGTCGTTCTTGGCTTTGGAACCTTTCGGATCCAGCCCTACGATAACGGGTTGCGGGTCTAGGTGGCGTAGGTCGTGTTCCGTTCCGTCAATGACTTGGTGACCCATGAACGTTGACGGTTGGCCGTCGCCAAATACAACCGCGACATTGAAACCCGCCGCGAGTACTTGTTCTGCTTCCGCCTTGTTGGTTTCGGATAGGCTAAAAGTTAGGTGATAGTTGGCCGGACGGTTGGCGTCTAACACGCGGCGCATGTTTTTGGTGTAGTCCACAAACTGGATCTCTGGAAAGCGAAACGGTAACGGCTGGCCGTTGTCGGTTGGCACACGTTCAAACGCAATATCCGTGGAACCGTTCGGCCGCACTGCTAGCTTCTTACTTTCGCGCTTTGCTTTTCTGGCCATTGCGCGAACGTGATCCGTCATCTCGGCCATGAACGCTTGCCGGTCATTCATAAAGAATTGCGCTTTTGCGATCCGGCTTTCACGCGTGCGGTTGGTTCCGTTTTCTAAATCGGAAACAATGGCCGCTTGGCCGCTATACATGCCAAGGCACAGGTCGCGACAACCGGCGCTCGAATCAGGGCATAGGTTACCGGCACCGCCGGTACTATGCGGCGCCATATAGTTGATTGCGTTCAAGTAGCCGTACTTGTCGGCTTTAATAGCTTTCGCGCTATCCGTGGAAAAGAATTTCGAAAATTGAGTCATCGTGCTTTCTCCGATGTTAGTTGTTGACGTGCCAAAAGTACCATCAATTCCCAGGATGTGTCAACGGGTCGGGTCGGGTTTATTTTGGGCGCCGGCTAGGTCGGGTCGGGTCGGGTCGGGTTGGAGAGGGGGGGATAAAAAGCGGCCCTAGCGAGGGCGCGCCAGGGCCGTAGTTAAATGGGTCGCTAACAGGGCTCGAGCCCGGGCGCCCCATGGGAGGAGGGTACGGTAGTCCCGCCGCCCTCCCGCGTCAATCGTTAGCGGCGATCTGCTCTCGCAGTTCTTCTTCTGTCGTGTATTCCATCACGCCATAAGCGCAGCAACAACTATCGCATATCCACTTGTCGCCTATGACCTCGTGCGGTGAATTGCGTACATCAAACACATCTTTGCACAGGTCGCACGTCGTATTGTCGCCATAATTTGGATCGTGATTTTTCATAACTACTCCTAACGTTTGTTGTTGACGTGATCTATTATACATGGGATAACATACTAGTCAACAACCAAAGGAGGACAATATGTCCACACGAGCATGTTATACATTCACCGATTCGCAAGGCGAATTCCACGTCTACAAACATCACGACGGATATCCCTATGCCGGAGGAGTTCATAAAGGCGAGGCCTATGAAGCCGGAGGCCTTGTTTGGATTAACGACGCAAAACAGTTTGCGTGGGATCTCCCCCGTTTTGAAGCCGACGATTTTGCCGCGTCGTTTGTAGCGGCAAACAAACAAGGCGGTTGTCGTTTAATCAACAAAGCGAACCCGTGGGAATTCTCCGGCGATTCCGAATATTGGTACAAGGTAAAGGTCGCTGTTCCTGCTCTTGATGTTTGGGTCGATGTTTACCGCGTTGATTGGTGGGGCGATGAACCCAAAAACGAATTAATTATGGGTGGCGCATTGTCTGAGCTTCTCACATCTGAACGCGACCGAAAGGAGGTGGCGTGATGCCCAACTGGACTAGCAATCGGGAGTGACAGGCGAAAGCTTGTCGGGGATTGGGCGGCCTTTGGGTCGCCCTTTTCTTTTGCCTAGTCGTCGGGTCGGGTCGGGTCGGGTCGGGTCGGGTCGGGTCGGGTCGAGCCGCCCGGCCGGAGGAGGGGGAGGGGGGGCTAACGTCTATCCGCTATCCCCTTATGTTCTTTCGAGCAGCGTACTTCTCGGCCCTTAGTAGATTGTTGATGTAAAGCCGCTTGTGGCCGTTTGCGTGCGTGTGTAGCTGACGTGCGTTGGCGCTTGGTGCGTGTCGCATATCCGGCGTGCCGTCTGTCTTTGCCGGGCGGTACTCGTTCCAGATAGCGGTCCACCCGTTGCGTCTCTTTTGGCGTATTGTTCGTGCGTATTTTTGATTCATTGTTTTGTTTTCCTTTGGTTTGTTGTTGACTATGGAATATTATGGGACTATTCTTTGAAAGTCAACAACGCAGAGGAATACGAAATGGAATACGAAATTCACACTGAGTGCCGCGAGTGCGATGGATACGGAATTCTAGAACACCAGATTGCCGTCGATGAATCTAAGGATAGCGATTGCCCTGAATGCGACGGCTCCCGCTTTGTCGTGCATACCGAAGTTTACGATAGCGCAGAAGATGCGAAAGCCGACTATCCCGAAAGCTTTATCAACCCGTCAAAATGGAATCACGCGAAGGCCGTGGAACGTGGCCAGATGATCGCGGATCAAATCATGAGATAGTCGGGCAAACTTTCTCGCAACTGGGCGGCCTTCGGGTCGCCCTTTTTTGTGCCCGGTCGGGTCGGGCGCCGGGTCGGGCGCCGGTCGGGTCGGGTCGGGTCGGGTCGGACCTAGCTCAAGCCAAGCGCGGCGCCTGGTATAGTAGTACTAGGATAGCATTGCCTGGCGCCGGCTCGAGCCCCGGCTCTGGCTCTGGCTCTGGCTCTGGCTCTGGCTCTGGCTCTGGCTCTGGCTCTGGCTCTGGCTCTGGCTCTGGCTCTGGCTCTGGCTCTG